CGCCTGGCGTTCCGCCGGCTCGCCCTCGCCGAGCTGCAGGTCCAGGCCCTCAGCGAGGAGCTCAAGTACCAGGTGGCGTTTGACAAGATCCGGCGCCTGGAGGAATGGTGACCCGGGAACAAAGTTCGGGATGACAGAAATCTGTCAGGTGCGAGTGCAAACGTAATCGGCTTGGACGGCGAGCTTGCCGAGAAGCACGACCGGCTGATGGAGCTTCTGTGACGTTCAGCAGATCCGCCGCATCAGACTGGGACATTGTGGAAATTTCCACAATGTCAGAGTAACGCCACGGACCGCGAGCGCGAGTAGTTGACATGGTGATGCCCAAGTCCGCCGCTACCGTCCTACTGGCACTCGGGTTGCTGGCCGGGTGCTCGAGCGCCTCCCCGCCGGGGGTACACACTTCCGTGTACCCCTCGCCGCCCCGACCGGAAGACATGGCGCCGGTCGGGGCATGCGCCGATATCGAGGACAAGCCGGTGAAGGGCCCGGCGGACGACTACATGTACCGGGCGTGCTCCGCCCCCGGCGGGAACCACTGGGTGCACGCCTTCTACCAGTGCACGGACGGGATGGTCTGGCTAGTGACCTCGCCGCAGCGCCCCCCGGTGTTCGGCCTGCCGGAGCCCACCAGCGCCGCCTACAGCAAGTGCGTAGGCCGCTAGGCGTGCTTCTGCCGGTAGGTCTGGTGGCATGTCGCGCAGTTCAGCGGTGTGCCCCAGACCGGCGGGCCCTTCATCTCGGCCTCGGTGGGGCATTCGTGGTCGTCCGGGACGTCGAGCCCGCACCAGGTGTACCAGTGGTCCCCGCGGCGGTAGGCGAGATGCCGAACGCCGGGCTGGACGTCGTGGAGGATGGGCCGGCCGTCGATGCCGGAGCCGGCCGGGTTGTAGAAGGTGACGTTAGCCATGATCGCACCACTCGTCGCACACGTGAGCCTCGATCTTGCCATCGGCCGCCGCAGCCAACATCCACGTGAGCGTGGCCTTACGCGCCGCCTCGGCCAGTCTGGTCAGGGTGTCCTCGTCCATGTCCACCCCGGCACGCCGCAGCTCGTCCCGGAGCGCGGCCCGGACGAAGTCGACGTGCTCAGCGGTGCTCACAGCCCTAGATGTTACGCCTGGACCAAGGGCACTAGGCCACTCGTCGAAACCGCAGCCACGAACCGGCCCGGACGATGGTGTTCGACGCGTTGGCCGTGTTCTGGGCGAACTGGAGCTGAATCGTCCCGGCGTTGGTCGTCACGACGTAGGCATGCGGCAGGCACGAGCAGTTACCGCTGAGGGTGTCCGACCCGCCTGCGCTCTGCGCCGCGGTGAACGTGGTATCCCAGAAGCTGACCACGCTGCCCACGGTGCCGGCTGCGGCTGTCGACGTGGACCAGGCCGCCCACCACCCGGTTGCCCCGGACGGAACCGTCCACGCGAACTTGATGTCGGGAGTGGCCCCCGAGGTGTAGGCGATGAAGCCGTCCATCGAGTACTTGGCGTTGGCCTCCAGGGACGCGCTGAGACCGGTGACGTTCACCAGGGTCGTGCTGTTGTTCACCGTGGTGTCGGCCGTGCAGTACGGATCGATGATCGCCCCGACGCCGGTGGGGACGCTCAGGCCGTTGGCCACCAGGCCCTGAATGGTGGCGAGCTGACTGGCCAGCAGTTTCTGACCGACGGTGAACGCCATTTTCGTGACCTACCCTTTCTTTCCCGGTCAGCCCAGTACCGCGGGGTCGGCTATCGTCACCTTCGCCCCCGCGACCTGGGCCTTGTCCACGCCGTTGGCCCGAGCGGACACGGTGAACGTCTGCGGGCTGCTGGCACCCGAGATCCCACTCAAGGTGAGCCGCTGCCCAGCCACCACTACGTCCTGCGGGAAGTCCCCGGCCGCAGTGGTCCACAGCGGCCCCGACGAGGTGGCCACCGACAGGGTGTAGGGCAGGGACAGCCCGGCCGTCGCGCTAGCGGCCAGGGTCGAGGAGTCGCCGTACAAGCGGTCGGAGTCGAGCACGAACACGTCGTACGGGGAGTAGGGCGACGCGTCAAAGGTCACCGAGTGGGCCCGCGCGTTGGTGATCACATGCGCCGCCCCCCGGGTGAGCTGGTCGATCGGGTCGAACACCTTCGCGGCTTGCGCGTTGCTGACCACGAGTCGCTCGAAGGCGTCAAGGCTGAGAAGCGCGTACTGGAACGCCGCATCGGACACCCCCGGCGCGCGCAGATCAATCGTGATCTTCGGGTACCGGTCGCCGGGGATCGTGCCCTTGGTCAGCTCCAGTTGGCCGACGTCCGCCAGCTGCGCATCAGAGGCAGGGTTGACGTCCACGGCCCGGCCTTTGACGCCGGCCGCGTCCGGGTCGGCCCCGCCCGGGTCGCCGGTGTTCAGCGGGCCAGTGACCTGCTCCAGGGTCAGCGTCCCCCCAGTCCGGCGCCGGACGGTGACCAGGTTGACCACGTCCTTCCCGTCGCGGACCGGGGCGAACGGCCGAGCCACCTGCTCCGCGGAGTAATCGACGGTCATCCGCACGTCCTGGGTGAGCCCAGCCCGGGTCACGAACACGAACCCGGGCGCCCCGCGCGCGGACAGCAGCTTGCCCTGCTCGGTGTCCGCGCACTCGTTGAGAACGTCGAGCACGGTGTCGTGGTACTGCGGCCCCATGGGTGCGGTCTGCGACAGGGCATCGTCCGACGCATCAGCCAACCCGACCCAGGTGAACGGGATGCCCTCCTCCGCGCAGACCCTCTGCGCCCGGAGCCCAGCCCGCTCGCCCGGGTGGCCTAACACGGCTTGAGCCCACTCCGCCGGATCTGGCCCGTCTCCTGAGTAGACCGCTACATGACCGATGACGCGGACTCGGGAATCCTCATCGTGGCCATTCTGTGCATAGTCGGCCCCTGTGTTTCCTGGGTTGGTGGCCGCGCTCAGCGTCCCGGACAGCACCACCGTGCCATCAACCCACAGCGACCAGTCAACATCCGCCCCATCTTGCTTCGATCGGAACCCCAGGTGGTGAACCTTCTGATCGTAGAATTCCGGAATGGTTACGGTGCCGACGCTTGCGCCGCCACCCGGCGGCGCCACATCGATCTGGTAGGTGAACGAGAGAAACGAGATGGTCCAGTCCCCGCCCAGGGTGGTTGACCCCCCGGTGAACAGACCGTCCGAGTTGCTATTGGTGGAGTACCGTCCGCCGGAGTAGTTCAGGGCCATGTGGACGGTCCACCCGCTGCCGGTGGCGACCGGCGAGGCCATCCCTCCGAATCTCGCTACCGGGCTGTTCTTGATCTCAGCTCCTGGCTTTAACCACGGAGCGAGCTCCCCCGTTCCCAGGGGGAACCGGACAGCACCAACCGGGAAGTTGCCATCAAAGAGCAGCGCGTCCTGCGCGACGCCAACCGCTACCCTGCCCGAAAGCGATAGACCTCCGTCGTCCATGGGCCAGTAGACAACGGGCTGAATCGCGTTGTGTAGGACGTAGCGCTCCACGGCCGACCGAGCAAGGCGCTTGGCCGCGTCTCCCATCCGCTGAGACAGGTCGGCGGCCTGGAACGCCACGATCCGGTTGCGGTGCCCCTCGTCCCACTCGGGCCGGAACTCCGAGGCCTCACCGAAGAACAGCAGTTGGCGGACCTCGAAGTCGTCGTACAGGTACGTGTGGGACGAACTGCTGGAGCTACTGGACCGCAGCCCCGTCCAGCCGGCGGGACCCGCCGCGGGGATGGAGCTGATGAACCCGTCGTCGACGTAGCTGAACTGCCAGTCGTAGGGCTCGGGTCCAGCGGTCTCATCCCAGAGCTTGCCGCGCACCGTGTGGCCGTCCACCTGAGCGGCCAGCACCCAAACGTGGCCGGCGGTCAGGGTTCCCACGGCGAAGGGGGCCACCAGGAACGTGTTGTCGTCGCTGGCCCGCATCCCCACCTGGACCGACCCGGCGGAGGTCAGCGCGCAGTCCACGGCCGCGTAGCTGGTGGCACTGGTACCCCGCAGCATGATCGACCGATATACGGTCGAGGAGCCCGGCGCGGTCATACCAGGCAGCCGCACCCGCACCTCGCAGTTGCGCAGGGCCGAGGTGCTCGCCAGCCACGTCCTGCGCCTCTGGCCGGAGCCGGACGTGGCATGGGTGCCCTGGGTGCCGTTGATCGCGTAATCTCCGGCCGCGCCGCCGTTGGTGGTCCACGCCCCGTCCGAGGGGCTGTCCGACCATCCGTTCGACGAGGTCCGGTTGAAGCCGTCGACCACGACCCGCAGCGCCAGCCGCACCGGCGTGTACTGCCCTAGGACGCCGTAGTAGAGCCCCGTTGGGTTACTGGGGGTCATGTCCCCGGTGCCGTCTTCTAAGACGCACGTGAGCGTCATAGGCGCTGGGCGGCCCTGCTCCCCGCGTTGTCCCCGGGTCACGGTCACCGGGGAGGTCTGGCGTAGGTAGGTGGTGACATCCACCCAGCCAAGGCCCTGAAGGTAGAACTCCAGGACCAGGTCACGGGGGAAGACCGGGGGCACTAGCGCGTCACCCCCTGAATCATGTTCATCCGGACCATGTAGTCGATCAGCTCGGCCACGGCGCCGGTGGCCGAAGGGTCCACGGTCAGCGCAACTCGACCGCTGCCGCCCTGGCCCTTCGCGGTCACGGTCTCGCCGGCCTCGAGAATGGCCAGACGCTCCTGCCCGAAGTGCCCAGGGACCTCGCCGATTCCACTATGGAGGCGGGCGATTTGCGGGATGTCCGGGATTGCCGGGATGCCTACGAACTTGCTCACCCAGTTGATCCCGTGGATGAGGTCGTTGATCCGGCGGATGCCCCAGTTGATTCCGTCGATCAGCGTGTTCACGGCGCCCTTGAACACGCCACTGATGATGTTGCCGAGCGAGCCCAGCGCGTGACCGATCCGGCCTGGAAGGTTGCCGAACCAGTCGACTACGCCGTTCCACGCGGCCACAATCCCGTGAATCGCCCCCATGAAGACGTCGGAGATGAACCCGCCGACCGCCTTGAGTACGCCGATCACGATGTTGCGGAACGTCTCAGAGTTGGTCCACAGCACGACGAACGCGGCGGCCAGCAGGCCGAGGGTGATCAGCAGCGGATGGGACGACACGAAGGTCATCGCCTGCGTCAGCCCACCCTTCATGAACGATGCCAGGTTCTGCATCGCCGGAAACAACAGGTTCGTGAATCCGGACGCAAGGTCACCGATGCCCATGCCGAGGGTGAGCAACCGTTCCTCGGTGGACAGCGAGGAGTCGGTCAGGCCCTTGAACGAATCGGACAGGCCGGTCACCGTGTCCCGGAACCCCATCGCCCGGGTGTCGACCGTATCCGACTTCTCGGCGAGATCGTCGAAGCTCTTGCCGGCACGCTTCATCTCTCCCGAAGCCTTGTCCACCTTGTCTGACATTTGCTTCGACGCTGCGCCTACCCGATCCATGGCAGCGGTGAGCTTCTGCTCATCACCGGCAAAGGTGAGGGTGACGCTCGGCTTGCTGGCCATCAGTCCACCCCCACCCCGGACTCTTCGCACACCTGCAACAGGGCTTTCAGGAGACGGTCGTGAACCTGTTGCCGGTTCCTGGTGTAGCCGGGGTAGATGGCCCGACCGGACTTGATGAACGGTCGTTTGACGGAGCGCTTGCGGCCCACGCGTCCACCAAAGTCAAGCCACGGGTAGTAGGGGACCCGCTTGCCGCCACCCTCTACACGCGCCTCGGTCTGCGTGCTCTTGGCCCGAATCGATCCCCGGGCCCGGCCGGAGCGACTCGGCACCCGGGGCTGCGCCCAGTCCACCACGATGTCCGCGGACTCGTTGAGGGCAACCCGCATCGCCTTGCCCAGGTTGCTGTCCAGCGTGCGGAGGTTGCGACGGAACTCGGCGAGGCCCTCGACCTTGATCGGGTCAATGATCGCCATGTCGCCTCCTCACTTCTGCGCCAGTTCCCTACGCTGTGCCTCGCGTCCGAAGTAGACGGCCCACCTCACGAACTCGTCCTGGCTCATGTCCTCCCGGAGCTGGCCCACGGTCATGTGCAGCTTCTTCGCCAGGAAGAACTCAAACTCGAGTTCCGGGTCATCCTCGAACGCCTCATACGCTGCTTTTGGGCGAGCCTTCACCCATGCCGGACAGTCTGATAACCGCTTCCATGATGGACACGCTGTCGCCGGCCGGGGCTTCGTCGAGCCACTCGGCGACCTCGACCGGGGTCAGCTTGGGGTCCACGTTGGCTGCGGCGATGAGTCGGTTCTCGTAGGTGTGCGCGCTGGCGTTCTCGTCCTTGATGCGCTGCACCTCACCGCGGGACAGCGCGCGCACGGTCACGGTCACGCCCTCGTCCAACTCGACTGCCTCGGCGCGGTCGGTGGCCTTGCGCTTGAGTAGAACATCCTTGTCCATGCCGGGGGGTTCCCTACTGGTTGGCGGTGGTGACCGCGCCGGAGTGGGTC